TTTAGTCCATTTAAATCTAAAAACTTCATATTAATTAATTTTTAAAATTATTATTAAGCAAATAAAGCATCAATCTCTGCTGTAGTTATTGCACTATCTGCTGTTGCGCCATTGGCGATGCCGTTCAACTTGGTTTTGAGTGCTGCCGTGAAGTCTTCGGTCGAAAGCCCCTTTCCGCTTACCACGTCAACCTTTTTTGCCAGTGCCTTGTTTACGTCTGCCGTCTTAGCATAAGGCGACAAGTCGTAGGTGGTGTTCGTGTCAGTCCATGGAACGTTAACGTATGCCTTCTCTCCACTCAACTGCACTGGATAGTTTCTTCCGTTGGCTGCATAACCTACTTGAATACCCCCCAACACCGATGCACTGGCAGTAGGCAGGGTGTAATTGTTTGCACCATCCGCAATGCCATCTAGCTTAGCCTTATCGGAGGATCTCATGAAGCCGTTTTGACCAGGATAAGGTCTTCCCCCAGTAGTTCTGGGTTCAGCAAGAGGTACATCCACTACTTTCTCACTCCCATCACCTAGTGTATATACAAGATTTCGAGATGCAGTGGCTGAAGTTTGAGACCCATCGGATTCTACACCTCTGAAAACCACATTTTTTACCGCTTCCGTCTTTTTGGCGTAAGGCGTTAAATCGACCTTCACGGCGTGAGTACCGATTTTTTCCCACGCGCCATTGGTATAGTAATACTCTTGATACACATCGTTGGCATCGCTTCCGTCCTTAACGATGTATATCTTGTTACTCTCGCCCGATGAAGGAAGGCTGGTTACCAACTTGAACAAAGATGTATCGAGGTTGCCAAGTTGTGCGAGCGGGATTCTTCCGTTGGCATCAAGTCCTGCAACACCATTAGCTTCACCAATAGGAATCATTTTTCCACTTGCAAAAAGATAATTAACCCCATACCTACTATTAGTAATACTGGATGGGTCTATTCTTATAGACTTACCACCATCTGCATCATTTAAAAAAGACACACTTCCTCTAATTGTACCACCAGTTAATGATAAATAATTAATATTAACCCAGTTCTTAATCTTCTCCCAGAAATATGCTAAGCCTATTGCGTCTAAAAATTGCATAATCTATTGTTTTAAATTGTTATTTACTAGTAATATCTGTTATCTGTTCCTCCGTGATTGCTGGAGGGAAGTCCTTCGTCACGATGTCGGTCACTCTGTTTGAAATATCCTTGTAGATGTCCGTGCCGAGTTTTTTTGCTGTCACGCTGCCGTCTCTGATGTTTCCAGTTGATATACAGTCCTCGGTCAGATGGTCGTGTTTGACCGCTCCCGGTTGTAGCTTATCTGAGGTCACACAATTGGATGCTAGGTGTCTGTTCTTTACAGAGCCATCGGCAAGCTTCGCTGCCGTTATCGCCCCATCCGCAATTTGCGCTTCCGTTATTGTTATCTTGGCGAGTTCACTCTTGATAATCCTAACGACCGCATCGTTCTCCAGTTTATCGTCCATCATGGCAAGCATCCTGCTTAACTCGACAACGATGTCGTAAATTTCCGTGCCGACACGCACCGCTGTGTTTTCTCCAACCTGCGTTGCATCTCGTATCAGCTCTGCCATACGGAGCATTTTTTGAATATCCTCGTTCATGTCTTATGTGCTTTTAGTTGCCTATTGCGTGAATGTGTGCCCTTGTTCCTCGCTGTGCCTTCACTTCTCCTTTCGAGGTGAATGCCTTGAGATATTCGAGTGCATCTGATAAATATCTTTCTGCCATGTCCATGATGTCGTTGTATTGCTTGTTGTTCGACAAATCTTGAACATGGTCTGAATAATCGTCTCTGTGGCGCATTCCACCTGCTCGGCTTATAATTGTGCCATCGGCACGAAAAAGCCTCGCATACGTGAAATAAGCGAGTGCTTTGCGTATTCCGCTGGTGTACTTCTGCACCTTGGTTTCTTCTTGGCTGCAATCGCCCTCCTTCTTGGTGGTGTATTCGCCACCGTCCAGGAATACCGCAGGCTGGAAATTGGGCAATACTGAATCGCCCCACTCTCCCTGCTCGGTCGCTGCCTTGAACCGCTCATACCCGATGGCTGGTATGATGTTCGCATCTTCGCATTCCCGAATGTATGCGTTCACATCATCCTCATCTAGGTGTGTGCTGGTCGGTCGTGCCAGTTTTCGGAACTGATCAACCGTGATAAGTTGTTTTCTCTGTTCTCCCATAGGCTCAATCAATTAGTCTATCGTGTTGTTCCCTGCCACCTCGCTGCTGATATACTTTAGCGGCTGTAGCTTGGGGTCTAGGTTCTGAATGGCTGGGTCGTGCCAATTCTTGAAAATCTTCTTGAAGGCTCGCTCGATGAAACGCTGCTCTGTCGTTACCTCTCCAGCATAGTACTCGTAGGCGTCCTGCATCACTTGTCCGCTGAATCCAAGCTTGCCAATACGGATGGAGTAGAAGAGTTCTTGATGGAACTGTGCGTAGATGCGCTCGATAACGCTGCTGTCGGTCACGGAAAACTCCTTGTCGAAGTTTTTTGTCGGGAAGGCGACAACCTTTGGCTCGTCTTCCTCGTTCTCAACCTCAACAGCAAGAATCTTCGCTGTGTTCTCGTCCCCTTGGAACTGCAAAAGGTCTTCATCGGAAATCATCTGTCCGCTCTCCACCTCTTCGCCTTCCTCGTTGAACTTTGGAACGCCCTTTTTTGTTACAAGCATACACGATACAAGGAAGTTGTTTCTGACGTTTCTCATCTTAACGTTTCCCAGCCCCTCATCGGTCGAAATCTCAGTGATGGCTGAATCGTAGCTGGCTGTAGGATAAATGAACTGTCCGTCTAGGCTCATCCATAGAACCTGCCCCTTGTAGCTGTCGATGCCGCCAGCGTTCTCAATCTGTTCAAGAACGATGTCGGGGTCGGGGTTGAAGACGTTGATGCGCTCAATAGTCTTCTCGTTTACCATCAACCGCTTTCCGTTCCTCGTTTTCTTCTGCTCCCAGTCTGGATGCAGCAAGACGTGCGCCACGCTCCCCTTGTCGTCCGTCTCTTCAAGGCGGCAATTTTCAAAGGGTACGTGGCTCACGCTCGACACCTGCCCTAGAACGTTGTAGTTTACATGAAGGGCAAAGCCTCCAAAGCGTGCGAGGTCTTGCGCTACGTTCCGGAGCAAATCGTCTGCCGTGTCCCCCTGCTGGTTCATCGCCAACGATGCTAGAATGTCGCTATCAAAGCCGTAGCCCTCAATAAATCGGGCGTAGCGGTTAAGGCACAGCATTGCCGTTCCGCTGGCTTCCGTGACGCGTGCGAGGTTCTGCGGATAAAGATTATCATATCCGTATGCCTGCATCTTGAATCGGCTGACGTAGCCAATATCAACCCTTCGCTTTGGCTTCTTAACTGTCTTAACGTTCATACTGCTTGTGTCGTTTTACTTGTTGTTTTACTCTTCTTCCTTGCCTGCTTTTTCGGCTTGGTCGAGGTCTTTCTTTTTGTCGCTGCCTTCTGCTTTTTCGGCAGGATCTTTTCCATCGGTATCATCTGCACCGCTGTCGCTGCCTTCTGCTTTTTCGGCAGGATCTTTTCCATCGGTATCATCTGCACCGCTGTCGCTGCCTTCTGGCTGCTGCTTGTTCTCGATAAGTTCATCGCTGGGTATCTTCTGAAAGTAGCTTTCCATGTGTGGGTACTTCTTCAGATATTCGTGCGCTACCTTGTCGGTCAGGTTCTCGTTCGTGAAAATCTTACCATGGTAGAAGTCCGGGCAGGAAATGATAAAACCTGCCTTCATTGCGTAATTACATGTTTTTGGCATTGCCTTTTCTTTTTTGAGTTTTAGATAAATTTCGATTAAAGCATCGTGGTAACACTGCTGGCAGGTTGTCGGAACAAAACGCTTGCGTGTTACCTCGAAATATAGAGTTTCTATAACTGCCTTGTCAGTTGCATCAAAGGGACTGTCGAAACGTGCCTTCAACTCCCCGACCTTGGCTGTTGCTTCCTTGTATGTCATAGGCTACGCTGCTGCTTCCGTCAGAAGGCTCTGATACTTGGCTGCTGTTGTCTCGCTGTCGGTGTCAAAGAAGAAGTAAGCTGCCTTTGGTACGCTCTCCTCTTCCAGCGTGATAAGCCAGCCGCCCTCGGTATCGTTTGAGTACTTGTCGTTCTCGCCTGCGCTTGCCTTCAGTGCCTGCGCATATCCGAATACCTGATACTCTGCCTTTCCTTCCGCTCCCTTAGAGAGGTTGCGAAGGATGATAACGAACTTTCCATTCGCCAGTCCGTCAATGATATTGGCGCAAACGTCAGGTGTGTTAGCCAATACCACGACTGCTACGGTGTTCTTCCAGCTGTTGCGATACGTGCCAACGGTCAGCTCGGTCTTGGTTCCAGTGAATGGCTTGCTGCCTTCCTGCCGGATAGCGTATGCTTTCTTGCCAGTCTTCAAAACTAATGTTTTAATTATATTGCCCACTACAACGGACTTGGTGAAGTCAATGTCGTTTCGGTTGATGATAAGTCCATCGCCCTCCAGTCCCTTCGTAACCTGGTCTTCGCAAGGGATGATGATGTCCTGGGCGATAAGGCTCTCGCAAGTTGTTGCCATATTAATTCGTTTTAAATTGTTATATCCCCAACACCGTTTTGTGGGTGTTGAGGATTGTCAAAATAACTTAATACTAAACTGAAAATTTGGAGCGATTAGTAAGCTGCATGGATCATGTCCTCTTCGAGGAGAGCCGTTCCAATCTTACCAGTAGCATAGAGATAGTTTCTGCGCTCCTTCTGGTCGAACCAGATGTCGAGGTCGCTGATGAGATTGTCTGCGTCTGTACCAATCATAAGGTGCTTAGGGTTGCAGAATACCGCACGGTGTGGAAGGTTGACTGTCGTTGCGCCCTTCTCGTATGCTTTAATCATTCTGTCCCAGATGCCGACACGTGCAATCTTCACTCCGTTGTAGGTCGCTACTTCGAAGCCATCGAACAACTTCTCCCATGGAATAATGTCGTGGTAGGTCTTCTTGAGGTCGTAGGTCAATGCGTCAGCAAGCGAGCGTGTCATGAGCAATACGGCATCGCTGTCGTCAACGATACGTGTGTCTGCATCCATCAAAATGGTGTCTACAAGTGTAGTAGCCGCACCACTCTTGCGCAATGCAGAAATCTGCAATGCTGCCGTGGTCTCGCTGTTGGCTGCGATGGCGGTATGGTTCTTTGTCGCTGTGGCTGTAAAGATGCGCTTGAACAGACCATCGCAGACGTTGAAATTACTGACATCTAAGCCTGCCGTCAGCTTGCCGCCACCGCCACCTTCTTCACTTGCCAGTGTTGCTTCCTTGTCGCCAAGCCAGCCGAAACGCCAAATCATCTGCTGCATGGCTCGCTGGAGTGCATCTGCATAGATTGTCATGAAGTCGGTGCTGGTGAGGTCGCCAATGGCTGTACCAGTCTTCAATGAATACTCAGCGATGGTTCCCTTCAATGCCTCGTAGCAAATCTTGAGAGGGATTTCCCACTGTCCGAGTTCCCAACGCTTCTGAGAGTTAGCGATACCCTTCTCCTCGTAGGTAGGGTCGCAACCGCCACCCTTCTTACCTACCATTTCCATCTCTCCGAGAAGAGCGATAGGGTCTTTTTCTTTGACCTTCTGAATGTTCACGAATGAAGAGAAGTCTTCATCGTTGTAGAAGGTTTCCTGCACGGCATCCTTGATGCTTGCGAGGTTTTCAGGCTCGAGTTTAAGGTTCTCGAGCTGCTGTTTTGTAAATCTTGCCATTATTTTCTTGATTTAATGGGTTAATACTTGGTTACTTCTTGCCCTTTCTGTGGAGCTTGGCAAGTCTCTCCTTGATGGCATTCTTGCCTTCCTCGACAGCGTTCACGTTGTCGCCTGCGCCCTTGCCGCTTGGCTGTCGCTGTGCTGGCTGGTAGTGGCTGCTGTAGCCTGCCAGCACCTTCTCAGCACCGCCTGCCATCTTCACGGCATTCAGGATGCGCATGTCTTCCTTGCTCTTTGCGAGTTTCTGTGCGCCTGCCAGCTGCGCCTTGGTGTCGTTCAACTGCTGCTTGAGTGCTGCTACCTGCTGCTTCAACTTTGCTACGGTGTCGTCGGTGCTTGATGCGCTGCCGCCTTCACCGCCTTCATTGCCTTCACCGCCTTCATTGCCTGCGGTCTGAATGTCGGTAATTACACCGTCCTCGACAACAATTGTCTTACCGTCCGGCATCTCGAATGTTCCGTCCGGACTTGCCTTGTCGCCAACTTGTGGATCTCCCTCTTCACGCTCAACGGTCAGTGTCTGTCCGTCTGCTGTGTTGAGTTCCATCGCCTTTGGCTCTGCCTTGGCTTGTGGCTCTGCCACCGCCTGCTCTGCTTCCTCCAGTGTCTTCACGCCCAACTTGGCGAGAATCTTGTCGAGGAGAGAAGCCTTTACTTCTGTCTTTTTCTCCATTGCTTTTGGATTTTGTTGTTTTGAATTAATAAAATTTTCTATGTTGCGTTTCGATGCGCTTGCGCTGAGTGGTACAATGGTGCTGCTGATAAGACCTAGGCGCAAAGCCTCGCTGGTGTTGATGAAGATGTCCTTATCCATCAAGGCTTGTATCTCTTCCCTATCGCACTCGCACCGCTCTACGTATGCGTCCACCATCTTATCCTGCCACATCTGCATTTCCTCGCCCAGGTTCTTCAAGTCCTTTGCGTTCAGCTGGTCGCCCAACCCCCAGCCAGGAACCCACGGATTGTGCAGCAGGAAGGCAGCGTTCTCGTATGCCTTGCGGTTCTCCTTTGGTGCTGCGAGCATGATGATTGTTGCCATGGATGCTGCCTTGCCCTCAACGGTGCAGGAAATCTTCTTTCCGCTCTGTCGCAGTCGGTCGTAGATTGCCCAGCCTTCAACCACAGAGCCGCCATTGCAGAAGATGCGCATATCGATGGTATCATCGTCTTTCGGTATGCTTGCTGCAAAAGCATCTATATCCTGAAAGCAGACACAATCGCCACCCCACCATTGATACCAAAACTTGTTGTCTTGGCTGTCGATGTCGTTGTATATTCTGAGTTTTGCCATTGAATCGGTATTTTTAAGTTTTAAAACGCTGCAAAGATACGACATTTTTCAATATGTTTATCTCGTAAGCAGTTAATTTTTCTAAACAAGCCCAAATTTTGCGCTCTAAGCGGCTTTTGTTGCCTTGGGTGTGTAACTTTATCACCTTTAATCAAAAACCGCTCAGAACGCAAATCTTGATTAAATAACAGCAACCTTAGATCCTGCCGATATTCTCTATCGTCTGCACTCTCCGCTGGGTTCTGTTTATCTCCTCCACGCTCACTACTGGCTGTGGAGCCATCTGATATCCTCTTGCTACAGCTGCCGCCAGCATATCCATGCCGATGTTGCTGCCTCCGTTGTTTGCTACGATAGGAACGCCACCGCCTAGCTGGTTGAATGCGGATAATATAGGGCTGAACATCGATGTCGCCTTGGCGGTCATTACGCTCTCGCCATTTGAGAGCCTTGCCGGGATGCTGTCGCTGGTTCCAGTGCCCGAGCCTTGGACGTAGCCACCAGTGGAGAAACCATTGACGAGTGCTTTTGCGCCCGCAAACGCAGCCTTGATAAGTACCATCAACGCAGCTGCACTCGCAACACCTCCCCACGACTTGCTCGCAATCTCCTTGGCGAGAATTTGAGCGTAGTATGCGTTAACTGCTATTTCAATAGCGTCAAGTATTGATGTCAGCATCGATTTGAGGAATGAGTGCAGCGATTTATCCTCGCTCTCGAAGAACTCGGACAGACCGTCTCCCATGGTCTGTATCATGTCGCTCATCATTTTCAGTTGCTCTTCCTGCAAAGCTGCCTTTTTCTTGTTGGCTTCCTCTTGCTCCTTGACTTCGGAATCGCTCAAATCCTTCTGCAGCTGCTCCTGCACGGCTGCATAGTCCTTGTAGGCGTCCATCTTGCTCTGAAGGAAAGCCTTGTATCTCTCAAGCTTGGCTGTATCGTCTTCCTCTCCAGTGCCACCGTTCATGATGTCCGCATCCTTGCGAGCCTTCTCTGCGTCCTCGAACTCCTTGTTGAGTTCGTCCACAATCTCCTTCGCTTGGTTCTTGATGTCCGCTTTCGCTTTTATCATGATGTCGAGTAGCTTAGCCTGCATTTCTTGCGCCTTTTCCGCTCCTATCTCACCAGCCGCCACGTATGCGTCAATGCTCCTCGCTACCATGTTCTTCTCGAGCTGTTCGAGGTCGTTGTTGTAGTCTCGCTCGTTGTCGTACATGCCTGCAAGGTATCGCTTCTTTGCGTCCATTACTTGCTCGTTGTACTTGTACTGGATAAGCGCAATCGCTTCCTGCAATTCCTTTTCCTGCTTCTTTTTGCGCTCTGCTTCCTCCTTTGCCGCCTTGTCGGCTGCTGCCTTCTCCTTCTTGGTCTTAGGGGTAGTGCTGGCGATATTAGTGCCATCCTTGAGCTTTGTATTGTCGGTTGTGGCGGTCGCTATGGATGGCGCATCTGCGCTGACTGGTATCTTGATGTTAGCATGGTTAAAAGTATTCTTCATGCCACCCACGATTGCATCAGCCATTCCGCTGCCGAATTTCTTCAAGTCTCCCCAAGCCTCCTTCACGGTATTGCCAAGACCCGAAAAGATGGAGTTGAAGCCGTCTCGCATCTGCTTCACGTCAAAGGAGAAAAAGCCCTCAAACATCTGCAACAGTCCCCTCACTGGTCTTGCAACAAGCTTAATGGCATCTATGATGATGTTGAAGGCAAGCAAGGCAACCTGTCCGACAGACTTAAACGCAAAGCCTATCAACTGAATCAATCCTCTAAATGCCACGCTTTGGTTATAGAGGTTGATGATAGCCCTCAATAGTTTCGTTAGATGGTTGCTTACGAATGTTGCCGCCTGAGCCTTCATCATTTCAAAGCCGCCACCAGTAACGTCAAAGAGTGCACTTGCGGTATCCTTCAAACGCTTGTTGGCTTCCACCTGCTTTTCCTGAGCCTTGGCAACATCACTGGATTGTTCCTTGACCTTATCCATGTTCATCTCAATGTCTCCGAGGGTCTCGATGTACTTTAGTCCTGCATCCTCGCCAGGACCTCCAAATATATCTGCGATGGCTGTTCCTACCTTGGCTGATGAAGCAGGGAACTCCTTTAGCTTGTTACCGACCTCCTGCATGATGTCGAATGTGGTCTTGCTACCGTTTTGCAGTTCTTTCTGAACTTTCTTGCTTGATATACCTATGCCATCCAATGCGGCTGCTGTTGCGGTAGTCATCTCTCGAAGTCTAAGATTACCCTCTTTGATGGTGTCAAGACCCTTATCAGAGAATATTCCCTGCTTGGTGGCGTTGGTTGAAATTGCCACGAATTGCTCCGCATTCAATCCAGCCTCCTTCAGGTACGTTGGGTATTCCTTCACGTTCTCTAGGAACCCATCACTAGCATTCGCACCAGCCACAAAGCCATCTTGCAAGAGCTTTAGCGATTCTGATACACTGATGCCAAACTGCTTGCTCATTACATTTGCGGATTGCAAGGTTTCGCCAAAATCAACAGAAAACGTCTCGCTGATTGCCAAGGCTTGATTTCTCACTGATTTCATTTCGTCACCGAAAAGCCCAGTGAACTGCATGGTCTTGCGTGTGGCTTCCTCTATGCCCTTGTTGTAGTCATAGAACCATTTGAAAGCCATTCCGACACCAGCCACACCTGCCATGGCGAGGAAATAAGGGTTTGTCAATAAGGAAAGAGCCGTATTTTTCAACGCACCAAACTTTACCTTTAGGTCTTCCACGGACTTTCCCATTTCCATAACCTTTCCGATTCCAGTATCATTAACAACATCAAAACCGAAAAACTCGGTATTTTGTAGGTCGTCAGCCGCCTTCATCATGGAATCGTAATAGCTGCCGACACTGCGCTGGAACCTTCCAGTAGCCTCCTCAGCCTCTTTCAGCTCCTCTATCAAGTCTTGGATATGCTCCTGCATCTCCTGACCCTTGGAACTATCACGCTCGGCACGGCTCATCTCATCGTAAGCCTTGGTGGCATTTGAAAGCTGGGCACGCAGCTGTTTCAAGCTGCCCTCCTGCTCGTTCTCTGTGCGCACGTTGTTCTGGATCTCCTTCCGCAAGGTGCGCACGTTGTACTGATACTCCTTGATGGTTGCGTTGATGGCTTCCGTCTGTACCTTCATCTCGTTGGTCGTGATTGTTTTGTCTTTTTCCTGCTGCTGCAAGTCCTTGATGCTTGCCTTCAGCTGGTCTATCTTTTCCTTGTATCTGATGATGCCATAGATTGCATCCTCGTACTTGACCTTGATGTCAAGAATCTGCTGTTTGTCTTCACTTACCATAGTTCGTTCTTTTTAGTTGTTCAACTCTATCATTGTAACCTCACAATATCCGCTGCTTGTTGTCTTGATTTCGAGAACTGCGAAATATGCTCCGTACTGGGCAAGGTACACTGGCTTCGTTTCGTCAAAATCTAGTATATCCAAGTCCGACAGATTGAGCCGTTCCGTGATTACGTGCGCCCTGGCGATACTTGCTGCAAGCTGCTTGTACTTCGTATCGAATATGTTCTGAAGGTCAATACCAAATCGAAGTGCAGCTTGCTCCTTATCATCTCTTAGCGTCATTATCCGCTCCTTGCATCCCTTATACTCTCCACCATTCTTCATGCCGAAAGAATCAAGTGTTCTTATCGGTATGCGGTTGTCATCGCTGGCTGCAAAAGGTAGCGTCCATGTGTCCTGCTCATAGCCCAAAGTCTGGTTGCTGATTACGAGGTCTGCATCATAGTCCCCGGTTGTCTCTTCGTCTTCCTTCCACTTGTAGCGGTTGTGTTGCATAAAGTCTGAAACGGAATACTCGCTTTTCCGTGGTGCACCTTGGCGGTCATACGGAATGAGTTTTCCGCTCCAGTCGTAGGCGTTCGCCTTGTTTGCCCAAACTCTGGTAAACATGATAAACTGCACTTGCGTGCTGTTGGTCAGTTGCCTAGGGAACGAGCCAGTTATCAAAGCTAGAAACTTAATGAAGTTTGTTACCTCGATTTCAGGTAGATTTATGCCGATAGGGAAACTTCCCCCAATCGGCACGCTATCTCCAATCTTGACTCTCGCTGTGATTTTGCCGCTGTAAACGGATGGTGGGTTAGTTTCGCCCGCATCCGGTCCGTGCATGATAGTCTCAAACGTCAGTACATCGTCCTTCTTTAGCGATATTGTGTTCGTTCCTGCCGAAAGTAAATAAAGATAGCCATCGATAGCATATCTGCGTAGTACGACCGGTAACTTCATCTGCCCATCCTCGTATTTCAAATCTCCGAACTCGTATTCCTGCGTGGATGCCTCACCTCCAGTAGTGCTTGGCGTTGTCACGGTCATTTTCACGCCCATAGGCACCTGAATCTCCGCTGCGTCTTCAAACTGATGTCTGACGTAGTATTGCACTTGCACATCAAAGGTCAGTTCGCAATCCTTCGTTATCGTCAGTTTCTGTACATCGCTGCCAGTGCTTGGTGTGACTGACGTCAATGAGTTGTTGACGGAAAAGGAAAGTGCTCCCAGTCCGTCACGGCTCTTAACGTCTGCGGTCAGATTACCGATGATTGTCTTGTCGTCTGCCTTGTTGTTGATTATAGGCACAACGAGGTTGTTCAACATCTTCTTTGCTTCATCATCCTGCCAAACGAAAGATACGCCCGACTTCCTCGCTATCCTTGACAATAGCCAGTTTACGGTCACACATGGCTGCAAGAATTTTGGGGACGTTTTATATTCATCCACCGCCACATCATCGCCTACGAAATCCTCCTTATTATCGCCATCTATCATTTCGTGCATAGGTGTCAGCCCGGTAACTGATAGCGACAGAGTGCTGTAATATTCGGCAGGTGCATTCACTACGAGGTATGCAGCTCTAGCCTCTCCTCTGATGGTGTATGCTTCCAGCGTCTCATCTTCTCCGCTCACGGATATAACCCGCATGTACTTATCCAGTACTGCATAGCTTCTATAATCGCCCTTTCCTTGCGCTTGCACATTTGCCGTTGATGATGGCAAGAAGGGGATGAGAGCACAAATCGTGTCCGATGCGTTCTCTATATTTCCACTGATGTACTTTCCGACCTCTGCGCCAGTTCTGATGCGTCCACGGCTAGCCGAGTATTGTGTCGTGGTATACTTATTCCTCTGCACCAGATTAATACCAAAGTTATCTTTGCTTTCAATTCGGTATGGGTTGTAATAAGCAAAGAATATTCCCTTGTTCACGGCTTCCTCCCTTGTGTTTGGTTTGTTGTACTTTTCAAAAAGCACTCTGTCTGTCACTCCCAGTTCGTTCAGTTTCATTCCGCTCTCTAGTAGCTTCGTGAACGCTGGCATTATACCCCAATAGATTGAGACCTCAACATTTTCCTCGATGCTCAGAACGTTCAAACGTCCGTCCTTGATAATTTGCACACCTCCACGGAAATAACTGCACTTATGGAAAATATAGGGGTATCTGCTGCCGCTCTTCGGTCTGTCCGCTTGCTGCAATACTGAAAGATTATGCACCGTCCGTGGTAACTGGATGGTGTACGTGTAGTTTGAGGTAATTTTTGTGACGTCACGAAAAAGGTTGCTCTTAATGTCGAGCACCACATCGGTGCTCTCCGGCAAATCCATCAAAACACCGTCTATATAAAGTTGCTGGTCTGTCATAATCTCTGAACGTTAATGTTATTTATTATCATTTCGCACACGAAATCCTGCAAGCAAGCTGTGCTCTTCGTGTAGCTTCCTGCCTTGATTGTTACGCTCATCCACTGGTCTTCCTCTTGCGTCCAGTCTCCCCCTAGGTACATGTCTACGACTGGGCTGCTGGCTAGGTCTTGTAGCATGTCGAACGTATCACTGTCAACCAACGGAGCACAAAGTTTGATTGAATCCGTACGCTCGTATCCCTGCCTTCTTCCATTATCGCCATAGTAGCCGTATAGATAATCGGCTAAATTGTTGCGTATGAAACTCAGGTCGCTGGCTATCTCCCTCGTTTCCTCCCCAGCCGCAAAGAGCCAATAGCGGATGAATCCGTGCCGGTCAATCCAACGCAGATAGATACCACTCTCAGAATCGTCTCTGTCGATGCGTAACAATAGTGACTGCTTACCTCCGGTGGTTAATCTGAAAGTAATGTCGAAAGTATTGTCAAACGTTCCCTGCTGAATCTCTCCATCATAATCGTATATGTTCCAGTATTTTGCACCACTCGGCAATGTGTCTGCGTTGAAGTCCATCATACCGTAAGTCGGAATCTCCAGTAGCTTATTGGGTGCTCCCTCGTAACCGATTAGTAGTTTGGTGTTCAACTTGCTTAAGTATATGCCAAAGGAGAACGGATAATGAGTAAACCATGTAAGCCGTTTGTAGCCGTTCCACGTCTCCCCATACTTTGGTGCGCCCCAAACCATGTTCGTAGTGAAATCGATGCTCGCAAGCTGTACGTTTCCGGCATCGTATGCGTTGACCTCGATACCCACGAGAATGTTTAGAACGCTGGGGTCATAGCTTATTGTCCAATCATAGGCTGCATTGATACGTCCGTCAAAAAGAGCTTGCACGTATGTCTTGAAGTCTGTTATGCACTCACCGTTGAACGCCTCCACATTGTAGGCTCGTTCCTTGTTGCCACATCTGATTATTACCTCAATCCACGAAAGGTTACTTCCACTTGCTTTGATAATGCAAGGCAAGAATGCAAAGTATACTTCATCGGGGTAGAAAAAAGAATATCCGTTGTTCACTGTCTGTCTCATACCGTCTCATTGTTTAGTTTGATACTTCCCACCGACTGGTGGATTAAGAAAATAAGTCGCTGTCCGAGCCGCTTCATCGTGTCGGGCACAACATTGCTGTATACGTCAGCCCTGCCGCCAGTCCGGTGCAGTTTAGAACCCTTGTTGGCGATGGTGTGGGCGATGGCTCCAGCCATGCTCATGTCGCCACGCTCTTGTGGTGTATACTTGTGTGCCCGGTCGGTCTTGTAGGGGATAGGTCTTCCGTGCAGTCCCTTGTCTTTCATCCATTGCCGGATGATTCCAGCAAAGCCGTATGGTATCTTTCCTGCCCTTCGTCCGGTCTCCAGCACTCCGAATGGCTTGTGTCCCCATAGGATGGTTTCTTCCTCGCTGGGCTGCTCCACCTTTAGGCTCGCTATCGTTCGCCCTGATGCGTTCTGCCCATTGATACGTATGTGGTTGATGATAAGCTGCCGTGCTCTCTCCACTTCCTCACGCATGATGAGCGATGCCGCCTTGGGGTCGAATTGAATACCTCCCTTGCTCATACCTCACACCCTCCTATGCTCTGTGTCAGCTGAAGGGAGTACATTACGCCCGACACGATTGTGCTCAAACGCTCGATGATGGTCTCGTAGTACTGCTGCCCTTCCAATGGTTCGAACTGGTGCGACTGATTGATGGCTCGTATCATCCTTGCCCCTGCCACCTTCATTCGGTCGATGCACTCTCCGTTGTCTTCTCCTTCCGCTGCCCTCGGTACGGTGTCGAGATAAGCCAGGGCAACGTTCACGGTGTCGTATACCCTGCCGTTGCGTATCTCTGTCGTGCCGCTGGCTGGGATGATGCAGACGATTGCCGGATAGTTCAGCTTCTCCAGCTTGGTGTCCGCTGTGTCCCAGTCCTCGAATAGGTAGGTGTAGTCTGGTAGCGTGTCTGCTGCCAACTGCCTTAATGTTTCTCTGATTGTTGCCATAATTATCTAGATTTACGTTTCATTTCTTCCGCTTGCAACTTCTGCAGGTTTCGCTCGTACACGCTTCTCTTGTTGTCCATTTCCATGCACTTGTAGATGCGAAGCCATGGCGTTTTTAATACTTGGTCGTGGTCGCTGATGCCCATCCTTACCGCATACCAGTCCAGCATGCCGAACAGTCCGAACCGCAGGGTGTCTATGCCTGCTTCCTTCTCCAGTCTTGTTGGCTTCGCTGTGTCGGTGCTCTCGAAGAGTTTATTGATGCGCTCCACCTCTGATGTTACCCAGCCGATGAGCATAACGACATCAACCGCCCTAGCCTGCTCCACTTCCTTGTGGCTCAGACCGAGGACGGTTGTCACTATCTGATACAGACTTTCTTCGCTGTCTGATAGCTGGGAAAGGTCTATCAGCTGCCCGATGGATAGCTGGTTGAGATTGTCGGGCACTTGTTTCCCTCCGACAAACGCTGGTCGTGGCTGCTTGCCGATTTTATAGCTGGTGTGCCTAGCAACTGCCAGCCAGTATTTGAATGTCGTGTTATTATCCATACGCTTTATATTTTTTGTCGTTATCTTTGCCTCAATACGTGCGCCCTAGCCGTTCCATGGCTTGCTACGGATAACTTCTTCAAGGCTACGTATCGTATTGCGTCTATGCCGTGGTTAAATGCGTCTATAGGCTGGTTCGTGGTCTCTCCATCCCTTGACTTCTTCCACTTGTATTGCTGCATGTTTCCGATGATGCCGTGGCTGCGTCTTGTTATATTGATGCGAAAACGCTTCAAGATGTCGATACCGTTGTTGATACTGTCCGCTCCCTTGGTGCTGCCGATTATCCACAGCCCTCGGTTGTGTATCTCCTGAATGCTCTTAGGCTCTGCCGAATCAGCAATGATAAGGTCACGTTTCGTCCGTCCTTGTTCCTTGCATCGGTCTGCGATGTCATCGTTCGTCATTCCAGGCTGGTAGATTTCTTCGTCCACCCATAACTCTCCGTGCGCCAATATAACGTGCTCCAGCGCAGTTGGATCGTTGGTGAATCCGAAGTCCATACCCCTGCATTCCATCTTCCACTCCTCCCTTGGTGGCAGCTTGTCAACGATGCCCCAGTTAGTGAAGATAAGCCCGGTTATCTTTCCAGTCAGTCCACGCGCATATACTCGCCACAGCTCGGGGTCGTCAATCTCTTCAATTTTCTTGTGCTCCTGCTCCGTAAGGAATCTGTTGTTTCGGTGGTCGCTCAGGATCAGTCGGCAGTCATCCCTTCCGATGATGTTGTTGTGCACCCAAAACCTTGCACTTGGGTTGTAGTCGATGAATACCTGCTTACGTGTTCGGATGGCAAGCTGCCAAAACACTTCGTAGGGCACACCGTTCGCCTCGTTCACGAACAGATAGTCTCGCTTACCGTTCTTTGCATCCTGCGCATCTTGATAACTCTTGAACTCGATGATGGAGCCGTTCTTTCCTCGGTAGCTGCTGTCGCTCTTGTTGTTCTTGAACCAGTCCAGCAACTCTGCCCTTGTGTGCAGGATGGTGTCGAGGTCTCGCATGGCTCCAACCTTTAGGTTCGGGAGGTCTTGACCGCACACCGTGATAATCACCCTTGGGTGCTCAAAAGAAAGCACTATAAGACGCTGCATGATGGTGTATGTCTTCCCCGAGGACGTGCCTCCTTGGTTCACGAGAAACCTTGGCTTCACGTCCGCATTCGGTTCATAAAGTTCACCAATAACGTCAAATAGTGCCATTCTTTCAAACAATAAAACTTAAAACAAAATTATGGTAAAAAATTATTCTTCATCCAATCCCTCACGCTCGATTACTTCCTGCTCGCTGGATGCGCACTGGTGTCCCGAGTTGATGTAGCGTACCTCGATGCCGCCTTCGAAGCCTGCGTTCAGGTCAAGCACGACCTTATCCAGTCCGAGCAGCTTGCAGATTTGCATCTCTGCCTTGATGATGATGTCGAGGTAGCGTGGTTCTCCGAATCCTCGCTTCTCGGCATCGTACATCATCGTCTTGACGGTCTGGATAGAGAGAATCTTACGGGTTTCCTCATCTACGACTGGAAGTCCCTGCTGGTTCGATTTCTTTTCGTGGTAGTCTTCCTTGGATTTCTCCCAGGCTTCCCACGCTTCACGTATTACCAGCTTCAACCTTGCCACCTCGCTGGTTATTTTTTCGTCCGTGTCGGTAAGCCGCTCTTCCCTCCACTCCTTCAATAACCGCTGAATGTCGCAGTGTGCTTGATTGTATTTCGGTCTGTCGAGCCGCTTGCGAACCTCTGCCGTGATTTCTCGCTCCGTCCATCCTCTGCGGTATAGGGGTGCGATAATCTGCAGGCGGTTCTCGATGTCGATTTTCTGTGCTCGATGCTTATTGTTGTTACCTTGTGGCATATTTTGATTCCTTGAAATTTATTTGATTTTTTATAAAAATTCTACTTGAAAAACTTGCATATTTCAAATAAATTTCGTATCTTTGCAAACGTAATAAGGGAAGTGTCCTTACTTACTGAAACCCTCCGAGGATGAGGGAAAAGTAAAATGAAATCCCAAAGTCTTATGAACGTACTGAAAATTTCATTAAAGATTTGGAAAATAGAAATCTTATCATTTACGATTAGATTATTCTAAGTTCCAAGGGGTGGTGCTCGAACCACCACCCCACTTTGGGATTTCGTTTGCAAATTTACGAATTAATTTTCATATCACCAAATTTTTAACATTATGAGTACTACGAATGAAACTACCTCCAAATCTTGGGGAGGTGCTCGCAAGGGTGCAGGGCGAACGAAGAAATACGCTGCAACATTCTATTTCGGTGCTACCGAGGACGTGGCTAACATCTTGGCAGGGGTCGATAAGAAAGACCGCAGCGACTTCATCAACCAGTGTATTCTCAAAGCGATGGGCAGGGGTTAATCTCCTGCCTTTTTCGTTTCCGCTCCCTTGGAGTTATTTTGTGCGAATTTTGCGTGTGTGCCGCTCTTTCCGCAAACTGGTGTAGTTTATCAACCTTGAAGAGAAAAGCCGACACATCACAACTATTCGCCATGCTTCTTAAACTCGTCTATCTTGACCGCTTTCTCGCCAGTCAGCTTTTCCCAGCGTGCAATGATAACATCGCAATAATGTGGGTCGAGCTCCATCAAGAACGCATTGCGGTTTAACTGCTCGGCTGCGATAAGCGTTGTACCACTACCACCGAACCCGTCATATACATTCCAATCTTCCTTTGTGCTATTGCCCATCAAATAAGCAAAAAGCGGAACTGGCTTCATCGTAGGGTGTTCCCTTGATACTTTAGGTCGAGCCATATCAATAACCGTTGTCTGCGCTCTGTCGTTGAACCAATTGTGCGCACCTCCATTTTTCCACCCATAAAGACACGGCTCATGCTTCCACTGGTAGTCCTGCCGCCCTAGACAAAGCGAATCCTTGTTCCATATCAATGTCTCACGTAGCTCCAAATCTTTCGTGCTCATTAGAGCCTCTCTGAACCACATCGAATAATTGTCGCTGTGGAAAATATAGAAAGCAGCACCCTTCTCCATGGTTTCTTCTGCTGCCAAAAATGCAGCCGACAGAAAATCCCGGAACTTGTCATTGTCCATTTTGTCGTTCTTTACCGTCAACCCATCCGTTCTATGCTTTCTCTTGCTCATCATAGCAGAACCTTCGTAGCCATAGCCAACATTATACGGTGGGTCTGTAAGATACAGATTAACCACTTGCCCACCCATAAGGAACTTGACCTGCTCTGCATCCGTGGAGTCACCACACATAAGGCGATGCTTTCCGAGTTGCCACAGTTCGCATTCCTTGCACCGCTGTGGTATTTTCTCTGTATCCTCATCGAACTCATCGTCCTTTGCCTCCTTCTGATCCTCGTCTGCCTGCTCTCCATTTTTCAATGAATCAGGACTCATCCACCCTTGCAGCTGCCAGTCTTGAATACCCCAGTCCTTCAAGAGGTCGGTATCCCACTGGTTCGCCAGTGCTTCGGTGTCCCAGTCTCCGAAGCCAGCATTATCCTTTATGATGAATTCTTTCTTCTGCGATTCCGTGAGGTCTGATGCCTTGACGATCGTTGCAGTTGGCTGCTCCTTCCACTGGCTCCAGTAGTTGGCGATTGCCAGCTTCTCTGCATCGGTCAGCCGCTGGTCTGTGTCGAGAACGTCCATGATGGCTTCGGGTGTCATGCTCACGATGTGGCAGAGTGCCCTCGTTCTCATATTGCCACCCAGTGCCTTGTAGGTCTCGTCTACGACTATAGGGCGAAGCTGGAGCATCTTAGGAAATACAAGAATGCTCTTTACCAGCTTTTGGAAATTCGCCTCAGTTATGGTTCTAGGGTTCGCTTCGTTCTCGCTGACCCTCGATAGTGCGATTTCTTCTGTTTTCATTTTCTTCTTGTTTTAAGTTCGAAATTCGTGCTTACCTGATAAACACTGGCGCAAAGATACGACTTTTTTGCTTTAGTTGTTTGTTCTTTGCACACTTTTAACTTTTTCCAACACTTCGTTTTATCTTATCCATCAAAGGCTCTGATGGTCTTCTGCAGGGTTGTCTGCGGTTTCTTCGGCTTCACTCTGACCGGGTATCCTGCACAGACCCATGCGAGGAGAAGTGCGTCTCTCTGGTCTTGGTTCATTCTCGGCATTTTCTCTCCTGCGCTTACAAAATAAGCAATTTCGTCCTGCGTGATTTTTCCGTCTTTACCCTTCCAGCACTTCTTTAGCGGCTTGATGATTTCGCAGGGGATATTGTAGTGTTTGCAGCACTCGACAATCAAGATTCCGGTCTGATGGTTCATTCCGGTAGAGCGTCCGATTGCTGCTGCCTTGACTGCTGTCATGAACCGATTAAGCACATGCCAATTACTCTTATTAAGCCAACCGCCTTCAATAACGACCTTAATCTTCTTGCAACTCTCGTTCATTGCTCTGAGGTAATCTATCAAAGCTGGGAAGTTCATTTTATAGGCGAGAAACCTCTTGTCGTCAAAGACTGCTCCAACTCCGCTTTCCTGAATGTCGGGGTCAATGCCAATTATAACTGTTCCTTTTTCCATTTTTCTTTAAAGTACTTATTTTGTTCAAATTTCGCGTATAAGCGTTTATTTTGTTTTGCTGGTGTAGTTTACTATCCAACACCCTTTACGTGCGCATATACGTGCACACATGCGTTATTATCCCTATCTTTCCCCTACCCCTTTCTTTCCCTTCTTTTCGGTTGCGATAGAGAAAGCTGGCAGGGATTCCGGAAGTTGTGCCTGCGCTTGCAAAATAAATGAATAACAAAATGAATATGTTGCAGGGTTCTTCCTTCTTCCACCGCCAGCCGAATGAATAAAAGCATAATTTTCTAACGATTTCTTTTTCTTACTTCTTCATGTACCACCTCGCTTTCTTTGTTTGTTGTCAGACTTCGGGAGATGCGTTTCCGGCTCTCATATCGTAATTTCAAGATGTTATAAGTTTATTTGTTTTGATATTAGAGCCTATCTCCTTCTGTCCTCGCTGGTTAATAACTCTATTATTGAACTCACGACCGATTATTCTTTTTTGTTCTCGAGCAGCCATGCCAGATGCGCTGCCTGCTGCGGATTCTTGAACATGGAAAGAGCCTTCTCTACGTCCGGCTTCTTCCTCTCACCACGCATCGCTCTGTCGGCTACCCGGTTCTTTGTACCGTAGTTCCGGTAGTGCTTACTCCAGTACTCTTTCTGATAAGCCCGGTATTTTTCCCGGTTTCTCTTTCGCCACTCCTTCGTGGCTCTGAGGATCTGTTCCCGGTGCTCCTGGTAGTACGCTCTGTTCTTCTCCCTTGTTACGAAATCGCTCATTGCATTCAGTTATTGCCTGATGTTCTACATATTGCTTGCGTGCCGGGCAATAGATGCCGTTTAAGCAGTTTCGCCCGGCATCGCAAGCCTTGCATAATTCACTCGCCATTACGTCCTAGAATGGTAAGTCTACGAAGTCGTAGTCAGTGAAGGCAAAATTCTCATGACCCTCGTATGGGATGCATTGAGTGAAGTCTGCTGCCTTTCCGCTATGTAAAGGCAAGACGTTGTATCTAGATGCAAAATCCTCTCCACGGTCACGGACAAAGAACGCTGGAAGCCACTTGAATCCTTTTCCGCACCTTACCAGCACCTTGTCAAAGGTCTTGAAGGCTGTCTGCTCCTTCCCATTCTTCCAGATGTCGTAATGTTTGTTGAACAGTTCGACTTCGTTCTCTGTCGCTTCTCGAAGTTCCTTGTTAACGCTGATACGCAGGTCGAAGGTTTGGTCGGTCACGAACTTCTCGTTCTCGATTTCGTACTGGTTGCCGAATGTCAGCGTATCTTCGCTTTCGTTCTTGTCGATGAGTTCACCGATGATTGTCAGCTCTCCGTCCTCGTCTTCCTCTCTGAAAACATAGAGTTTGCCGATTTCAAACGCTGGCTTCAAGTTCACAATCATTTTCTTGTCAGCATCCCAAGCCTTGCCTTCCTTTGCGAGGGCAGAGAAGAGTTGCTGCTTCTCTTCTTCAGTTGCTAGACGAAGACTTCTATTGCGACCAAATCTATACTCATTATAATGTACTTCATAATCTTCATATCTTACATTTATAAGGGCTTTGCTGACAATATCGTCTTTTATAGCAGCAATAAAAATTACCTTATCGTAATAATTATCTTCTTCCGCTACCACTATATCCCCATCCTTGAACTCTGGCTGAGGTTTCTCTATCTCCAAAGTTTCACGGTTCAACTTGCCACCCAAAAATTTCTCGATAGTGTTGATGTAGGTCTTGGCTTCATCATCGCTAACTTTCCTAAACGTAAAAGTTACCATTTCGGATTGTTCTTTGCTATAATCTTCGAAACATTCTCTCCACAGATAATGCTTGCTCTTAAACATTGTGTAGCGATTATCTTTAAACCCTTCAAAGATAACATGTATGTCGTCATCTCTATGAACAAGCACGTCTCCCTTCTTAAAGAACTTGCTCCAGTCTCTCATTTCTTTCGAAGGGAAGAGCAGAATTTCTCCTTCTTTATAGATTTTTCCGTTCTTGTCGAAAAAATGTTCTCTTCCAGCTTCGTCCTCAGTCCAGATTGCTTTCGCACTGTCCTTGTCGTTTGCCATTCCACTGAACCATACCCTTCCGCATTTTGGCGTGTACAACTCTGTGCCACGTTCCTCATCTTTGAGTATCTCGTAAATATCAATATCTTTCTGTTCCATTGTCTGAATGTTTTTATTGTTTGCTATTCTCACTTTCATAATCTGAATGTTTTTATTGTTTATAACTTCACTCGTCCGAGTTTAAAATAAAGTTCCAACAGTTCCTGAGTATTGAGCCAGAAATCGGTGTTGCCAACGTATACGTGATGTCGGTGTTCGTCCGTGATGATTTCTATCTTTTTCATTTATCTGCGTTTAAAATTGTTCGTGTCCGCATTGTAATCTTTGAGGATACATTCAAGTGCCTTTACCTCATCATCTGCCAGCCAGATGTCTCTGTTGTCAACTGACAGATGATGAAGACCACACTCACGGACCAGTTTTATATCAACTCTGTACATAGCTAATACGGTTTATGATAACTATTTAAAAAGTTCTTGTTGCGGATGAATGATGTCTGCCCGCTTCTTCTTAGCCGCCCAGAGAAGGAGGTTGGTGTTCTTGGTTCCAGCATTCTTCTCGAGGTCTCTGATAATGCAGGTCAGGGCATCGTACTCCGCTTCTTTCTCATTACCGTAGAAGATGTTGAGAGTGTCATATCTACTCGGGTAGCCTACCGGGCTGTCGTACCAATGCTTTCCCTTCTGAATGCTGTAGCCCCATATCCAGCCGAACTGTGTATTGGCGGTCATTACCTTCCATCCCCAGTTGTCTGCACCCTCTGCGGCATACTCGATTACGTGCGGATTGATGCAAACATCGTAGATGTTGTACTTGAAGCCTTCGTGCTCTGCGACCGGCTTCTTGATGTCGTAGCTATTATCGGTCAGCCATTTGAACCAGTCGTCTGAGGTCTTGAATACGAGCCCTGCGGCTCTGCATTCGTGGAAAAATAATTCATTCATGGCTCTCAATCTCTACAAAGTGACACCCCGGATCATCAATTCCGTAGCCCATGCAATTTGCGAAGCTGCAATACTCTTTCAGTTGTATATCGTCACAAAATGAACACTCATTGCAGCCGGAGTTGTGTAGTGAATCTTCTTTCACTTTAAAAACCTTACCTTCAATCTTTAGAAGCGTACCTTCCTCGAAATCCTTGCCCATTTCTTCCGGTTCATTAATTGCAATTACTTCTTTTGCCATAATTCTTTTGTTTTAAGTGTTTAAAATCTGTTTGCCTTATAATTTACCGCCCGAAGCATGAAAACGTCCCAGAGCGGCTGATTTTGCCCTCATTCGTTATTTTTCGGGCTTCCAGTCGATGCCCAGCCGCTGCAGAACTCCCTTCTCGTAGTATCTTGTCAGCGAATCCTTGGCAGGCTTGTTGTTTGGGTTCTTCTTCAAGTCTGCAAGGTTCTGCTGGATTACCCATCTGAACTTGCTGTCTTGGCTCTGCTGGCTCGCTGGCTGCTGGTGCTTGGCTTGCTCGTAGAGTTCCCCGATGCTCGGACGTGCTGTTGCCGCAGGATCCTGCGCCTTGACTGCTGCCGATTGCGGCTGCTGGCTTGTGGCTGGCTTGGTGTTGTCGTAGTTGCCCTCCAGCACCTTCGGGAAATACTTCCTTGTCATTACCCAGTCGTACGATGCCCAGGAATGCCCTGCGTTCAGATAGTCGCTAGCCATAGCCTTGTCGATTGCCAGGTAAATCTTGGAAATATCTCCCTTGCAGTCCTTGAGCCTTCCTCTGATTGCCTCCTTGCGGTTTTCCGTCATAAGCGTCAGCCTTCGCATTGCGCTGTTGGTCTTGTCATGCTGCTCGTTCCAGTAGTCCTTGATGGCTGCGTAGTCGATTTCACCTTTCTTGGATTTCTTTTTCTCAGAACTTTTTTGCGGTTCTTCTGCAGCGCAAACGTTTTTCTCGGAAAAACTTTGCATAGAAGCTTCTTTAGAAGGTTCTAATATATTTGTTTCTTTAGAAACATCATTATCATATTCATTATCATTATCATTATCATATTCATTATCATAAGGTATACGACTTTTTTCTTCGTATACGTTCGTATTCGATGGTATACGTTCGTATTCGGTCGTATCACTTCGTTCGGTCGTATCTTCCGCATGCTTTTTCTCCCACCGCTTTCTGATATTCTCACGGTTGCGTTCGCATTTCTTCTGATACTTGTCCGCATTGCGATCGATGTTGTCTTTGATAAATGAAAAAGCCATCCTTACAACTGGCTCTAGCTTGATTGTCTTTCCATCCCTTGCGTAGATGAAAAGTGCCCTAGTCAGCTGTCCGAGTTGCTCATCCGTAAGTCCCTCGATGATGGCGTAGTAAGAAGTGTATAAGATGAATGAATCGTTCATAATTTTATTCTGATAATGATAGTTTCTTTTCCAGCTTCCGTTTGAGCACGGTAGCCATACGGATTTTGTTCCGCTGGCTTGTGTCGGTCGGTGCTGTCACTTTCCCACCTAGGGAAATATAATTCTCCAGTTGGGAAATTATATTCCTTAGGTCGGTTTTTGATATAGGAACGCTAGCCATAAGCCCTGCCTTTACTTAATGAGCAATCTTCGTGCTCCCTGCACCTGCTTGATGTACTTGGCGCACGCTTTAGGATGGTCTGCCTGAAAAGCCTTGGCATCGAACTTCTCGCTTGCCTTCGGTGCTTTCCACGTTGCCAGCGTCTTGCCGTTTCCGTCCACGATGCTCTCTGCGTCCCCGAAGAACAGCTTCAAGTTGTCCTCGATCTCCTTCTGTCGGTTCTCGAGTGTCTTGCTCTTCTCCTTGATTTCCTTCAACTCGATGAGCATGTCCCCGATTTCGGCTGTGGCTTCAATCTCCTTTCCTGCCTTGTGCAGTGGAGACTTCAGGAGAACGTCTTGTGCGCTGTACGCAGGTGGTTCTTGGTTGCCCACGATGTAGTCAAGCCAGAATTTGGTTATCTCGTCCCTCATCCATCCGAAGAACTCGGGGTCGAAATCGATGTCACGGTAGCCGAACTCCCTGCCTGCTGTCAGCCAGGCAAGTGCTCCATCTTTGTACTCGCCAACTCCGAGGTTCATCTGTAGCTGGCAGAACCAGTGCTTCGGAAGGTCGTCTGCATCTATCTGCATCTGCGTGGTCTTGCACTCGAGGATGCTCTTGCTCGCTTCGTTGTGCGTTGCAGAGACTCTCCAGAAGGTGCGGTCAGGAGATACACGCAGATACGGAGTATCGGTGTTCGTGATAGTGTAGTCGTCCGTGCTCGCCTTGATTATGTGGCAGTGGCTCTCTCGCTTGAAGAACTGCGCCACGGCATCCTCCAGCAGATGTCCTGCGACCATCGCAAAGTTCTCAACCTTTGGTGGGTCGATGCCCTTCTTGCGTCTCCACAACTGGTATGGTGTTTCCCATGGGTTCAGTCCCAGTACTGTGCCTGCCTCTGATGCACCTATTCCCTTCGAGCGGTTCTGCAACCACTCCTCTCTGCTTTTGTATTTTATTATCTGTTTCATTGTCTGAATGTTTTATTTATCAAAAAAGAATTTTCTAGCTGCTGTAATAACGATCGTGCGAATGAATTTATCCCTTTGCATTGCTTGAGCAATTCCATCTGCGAGGTAAGCGGTTTTACCGTGGTAAGCAATATGAAAATCGAATCCTTGGTTTCCGTCTTCATCTGCATCTCCAGTCGGCTCTATTGCAGCCTGCAGATAGCATCTTTCTTCTTCGGCTTCTTCTGCCCATGCCTTGAAACCATCTGCGGTTCTTCTAAAGTACTTGTCGATGGTGCTCTTGTGTTTCTGATTGCTTTCTTTTTCTGCCATAATTTTTTACTGAATGTTTAATAGTTGCCGCAGGCTCCCTATAATCTGGTCAGGTTCCCACCCTGAAGGTTGCCCTGCGGCTAATTGGGAAACGTTATAACATTATAAACTAAACTACTTCTTCGCTGCTGTGCCAGTCTTTCCTTGGCTGCGGCTCATTGCCTTCTCTGCCTTCTTCTGTGCGCTCTCGGCTGCTGCCTGCGCCTGCTGTGCGATGGCTTCCTGCTGCTTTGGCTTCTTGAAGGTCTCCTCCACTGTGGTCGTACCTTCCTTGATGGCGTTGTACACACCAGCCAGCTTCTGAATGTCCTCTGCCGTTACTTCCTCGGCTGATTTCTTGCCCAGGTATTCCAGCAGCATAAGGTCTGTTACCTGGTACACTTGGAAGCAGGCTACGCAGCTCTTCCACTGGCTCTGTACGCCAGTCTGCTTGATGTGCTCAAGTGCCTTTGCCTGCACTTCCTTCACCACGCTTGCAATCAATACCTGCGGCACGACCTTGCAGATTGCGTTACGCTGGGCGATTGCCACAGCTGCATTACCAACTACCACCTGCATATCCTGCGAGAAGGTGTATCCCTTCGAGGTCAGAATGCTGCGCTTCACTTCTACGGAGTAGGCAACGTTGCTCTCGAGGTCGTGACAGACGCCTTGTGCCGTAATGGTCTTGCCATCGTTTGCGATGATGCGACCTGCGATGCGAAGGTTCTTCCAGCATGCAGAAATAATTTCTGTAAATCTCACGCTAGGACCCTCAATAACCGACACCTGACCATCCTTGCCCTTGCGCTCTAGGTGGTAGAAGCAGTTGTAGGCTACATCATCGTCCATCGCTGCCAATGCTACCATATTCTGCTTGCACTGCATGATGTCTCGAGGGAACTTGTGCGCTGTGGCAATCTGTCCGTCAATCTCCGAGCGGTTGATAGCTTCCAGCATTTCTCCACCGCTTACTTGAATAATTTCATTTTCCATAATTCGTTCTTTTTATTGTTCAACATAATCTTTTAATTAACTCTAGTGGAAGGCTGGGGATTCGAACCCCAGTTGATTGCTATTCCACCCTTGCCTGCTGCTGGTGGATGCCCTTCCGTTGCAGGGCGCACGCTGTCGTTTCCGCATATTGCATGGTAAAAACAACTAATTTTAGATAACCTTGAAAAATGAGTTTTGCGTGCGCCCTTTGCCCTGCCGCTGCAGGAAGCCATATAATAATTGTTTAACATCGTAATCAAACCAGTTGAGCCATAAGGCTGTCGAGCCTGCTTTCCTCGAAGGCGTCCATCGGGTCTTGGTCTGCGTATTGGCTGTTCTCCTCCAGCCAGTCGTCCATCACGTCCTGATAGTTGACGCAGCCCTCGATGGCTTCCTCCAGCCGCTCGCTGTCGTTGTTGCTATTCTTGTGCGTCACGACCGCTATGTTCCCGGTTCTGTCGCACCATACGCAGATATTGCCTGCCTTGGTTTTAATATCTACCCTTGCAACCGCTGGTCGCTGTGGATCACGGTCTAACTCCAGCCAGATGGCATCGTACATTGCCTCTTCGCATTGTTTTATAATCTTCCTCATTTGTTACCTCCTCTCTGAGAAAATATGTAACTTTGGAAAGTCTCACGGCACGACTTCAATACCTCGTTGCCGCCAATTCCGTCCAGTGGTATGAGCGGTATGTTATCCAGAGCCAAGCAAAGGTTGCCTTCAAACTCTCGGTACTGTATTCTTCGCTCTGCCTCCAAATAGCACTTGTTGTTCAGTTTGCATTGCTTTCTGGTCTTGCGGTTCGCCTTCCAGTTAGTGATAAGCCAGCAGATGTCTGTGTACTTCACGATCATCCTGCGCATATTGATTGATAACTTGCTCATAGGGCAATCCTCCATACTTTTTTTATCTCGCTGCCCTCGAAGACCTTGCGGTTGTCGATTCTGCGAAACTTGACCTTAATCTTACCAGCCTGCAACCATCTGCGCAGGGTGTTGCGATGGATGCCAAGCACCTTGCAGGTCTCTGTCATGGTGTATCTGCCTGCATCCGCTACCTTTGGTTCTACGTTCGTCATATTAAGCCCTCCAAAAGATTAAAGTTACTAATACGATGGCAACTGCCAGGCTTATTACTTCGTCACTTGTGATAATCTCGATAAACTTCTTCATACGCTCTGAATGTTTAATGGTTCCACTTGATTACTTGCGTACGGCTGCACGTCTCTTCTTTGGTGTAATAACTCCAGCCTTGATGAGGATAACACGCACGTTTTGCTGGGTGCAACCAACACGCTGTGATACTGCGAGCATAATTCTGCTGTCTGAGGTCTCGGCAGGTGCTTTTGCTCGGAAATCTGCAAACATCGCTATGATGTTCTTCTTTCTTTCGTCCTGCTGCTTCTGCAGTGGGGTTCTGAAATCATAATTAAAATTTTCTCCCATTTTATTTGTATTTTAAATTATTTTCTTTATCTTTGCAAAAGAGTTTTTAAACTCGTTCTGTAATTCGGTTGCAAAAATACAATAAAATATTTATATTCACAAACATTTGTGTTTATATTTATAAATTATTTACTTTAGTTTTAATTTATTTAGAATTAACTATGACTGGTGAAGAAATGAAAACATATTTGAGGCAGAGAGGGTTATCTCTTGCTTCTGTTGCTGAAGAACTGGGCACAAGCCCACAAAATCTGAATGGCAAGTTAAAGGCTAAAAGTCTGAAATCGGACTTTATATCTGCAATAAAAGCAATCATCGACAAGTGTGCCCCTCCCCTCCCTGCAGAGATGGAAGCGGCTGTTATCGGGTCGAACGTCAATGGTTCTAATAGTTCCAACGTTTCTCAGTCAATAGGTAGTGATGCAGCCTTGGCTGCTGAGAATAAACTGCTGCGAGAACAGAATGAGTTCCTGCAAAGTCAAGTAAAAACGCTGCTTGCCATTGTGGGACAGAAATAATTTAGTAACTTTGCAGCGCAATGTGGATAGAAAAATTAGGCTCGTACTTCGTTGATGTGTCGAAATACATCTTGACTGGTGTCGTGATTAGTTCGCTATTCAAGGATTTCGAGGATAAAGTATTAATTTATATAGTTGGAATCGCCCTAGCCTTCCTCTGCCTGGTCGTGGGTCTCATACTCAGCAACAAAAAGGATGGAAAGGGCAAAAAGGAAAAGGAGAAATAAATTATGGGAGTATATTTAGCTTTCTTGTTCGTGGGAGTACCTTGTATGGTGTTCCTCGCATTCTGTCTCACTGGAAACGGCAAAAAATGGCTTAGACAAAATAACTTGCTTTAGCCTATGGATGCTTTTTTGTTATTTAACGTGATGGCATTGGGAATGACCATTGCATTCGGTATTTTCTTGAAATCAAAGAAAGGTCAGAAGTGGCTGCGTGAATTATAAGGTATGGTCAGTAAGTTAATTAAAGAGCACGACCGCAGGACGCTGCTTGCAACGTATCTGTACGGTGTTTCAAATCTGTTTATAAGCGGAACGGGCATTGGTGGGTTCTCACCATTGATTACTGGCGATGAGATAGGATTGTATAATATCCTTTTTATTGCCTTCGGTGTCATAGCGTCATTCGCCTTCGCTTATTTCGCTAATAATGTAATGAAGTATAATAATTCAAATGTTTAGATTATGGAACTAGCAACTTTATTTATGTTCATAGGTGCGGTTATCGGCACCAGTCTCGTAATTTGGTCTAAGACTAAATCGGGTCAGAAATGGCTGCGTGAACTTTAGTTCTCGCTCCAGGTACAATATCAACTAAAATTCTAAGTAACGATGAAAGATGAGGATTTCATAGAGCGGAAGGAGAAGGTTCTTCTTGCCGCTCTCGGTAAAAGCTGGCTATGGAAAGCCAGCAGGTTGATAATAGGCATTATCCCTCCAGTGGGTGCGTTTGTGATGCTGGTGCACTGCACCCTGCTCTCGTTCGGCATTCGGGTAAAACTCACGGAGTGGATATTCGACTGCTCGCTCTTCGGCTTCATCGCCTGGATCATCGTCAGCCTTGCCTATGGCTTCTGCTGGGTTCATCGAGCGTTCTCTACCTACAGAGTGCTGATTTCGTTCTGCATCGACTTCCAGCGTTCCTTCGGGTTCGGTGTCTTGTGCCATCCGCTCCATCTGCTGATGGTCGCCCTAGGGCTGCTTCTCTTCTTCATCTTCATCAAGAAAAAGGCTTGGAATGAGTTCTACGAAAGAAATATTAATCATTTAAACGAAAAGTAATATGAAAAAGATAATAATGTTATTCGTGCTTGCGCTTGCGTGCGTGGGTGTGCGTTCGCAAACACTTTTATCTAGGAGTTATGACGTTTCTCCAGTTATTAGCTACACCGTTTTTGAGCCGCAAAAAGACACGGTGTATTACTGGCAGATAAACAATGTTAATTCAGCCAAGATGATTGAATCTTTCTATCTTAGGTTTCGTGGAAGAAACGAACTGCAAAGAACGCTCAAATTTCTTGTCTCACTTGAAGGTGAAGAAAAGGGTAGGACTTACAGGCTTGACGACACGATTGACGGAAACGAGGTAACAACTGGAAAGGTAGAAGGTTTCCTCTTTATCCCATCCGCAGAAGGTGTTACCATCGAAAACAAAAAAGGGTTTCTTCCATCCTCATCATTCTATACCTACAAAAGTCTAGCTGATGTTGCCAAAGGTGGCTTTGATGAAATTAAAAGAAAGAAACAACCTCGGCAATTCTTGTTTGAATGAAGTATCTTAGCGTTCTTCTCGCCTACGAGAAATACCTGCCAGTGCTCACCCCTTCCGAGGTGGATGGACTGCTGGCTTCTCGCCCCTCGCTGGCTCAGTTGCAGGACTGGTCGCAAAGATTGAATAATCATCGGGCAAGGCTGGAAAGCGTTTTCAGTCGTGCCTACAAAAAGATAAAATGAATATGGAAGATAAAAATCTGATGTCCGCTGATGTGGATATAGTAGTTCGTTTCTTCTCTGCCATCGACCGCCTGAAGGCTGATGGTTGCATTGGCGGTCTGAAGACAATAACCGACCGGTATGGTATCAACCGCTGGAACATCATGTCCCTGCGTGAAAAGCCTACCGAGTACTACGGTCGCTTTCGTCCGTCTTGGGTTCAGTTCCTAGTCCGTGACTACCACATCAACCCATACTGGCTGCTCCTTGGCTCGGGAGAGTTCTATGCGACTGGCTTCACGCCCGAAATCGTGAAAAACCTGAATAAAAACTGCACAAGAAAAAAGCAGCCTGCATAAGTTTTTAGTTTTCAATTATTTAGAACATACGTTATGATTTTAAGTACAACTTTACTGGTTTTCCCAGTATTTAAAGGGGTTCTCTGATGCTCTGATAACTTGAAAATGCCGCAATCATGCACCATGTTGCACAATTGCGGCTCTTAACGATGAAAATAAACTGAATAAATACTGCACGGAATTATGGCAACACTTAGACTATATCTAGATTCAAGGGTAAAAAGGCAGGATGGTACGTTCTCCATCCGGCTTGCTGTCAACCACCATGGTGGGACTGCCTTCATTTCCCTCAATCAATACTGCAAGAAGGATGAATGGGATAAAAGGGCTTGCAAGGTGCGCAAGCGTCCGGATCGTGATGCTATCAACGACTTCCTGCTTGACCGTCTTAATTTCTATAATAGAATGATGATGAAGGCGCAATGCAGGGAAACATACCGTGGCGACATTACGGCTAGGGAACTCCGGGACTTAATCATGCTTGAAGCCGAGCCTGCAAGGGAGAAAGTCGCCCTGCTTCGTGATGGCTTCATTGCCTACGAGGGCAGGAATCTGAAAAAGAACACGATAAACAGATATAAATATACTTGGGCAAAGATTGAAGCTTTCCTTGGGAAAGAAAAAGCGGCTCTGCTTACATACGATGAGATTAACCGCTCTTGGCTTGAAGATTTCGATGCGTTCATGGCAAAGGAAGGCTTGTCTAGGAATACCAGAGCCAGCAGGATGCTCTGTGTCGCTGCTGTCTTCAACTTGGCGATTGATAATGAGCAGACGAAAAACTACCCTTTCCGCAGGTACAGTCTGCGGCTTGAGACAACGAAAAAGCGAGATTTGTCCGTTGAGGAAATCCGCTCTATCTTCGAAGCTGGTGGTGATGAACTGGTCGACATGTTCCTGCTTATGTTCCTGCTGATTGGTATCAATGTGAGTGACTTGTTCGCCTTGACAAAGGAGAATATCGTCCGTGGTAGACTGGAATACGACCGGGCTAAGACTGGCAGGCATTACTCCATCCTGCTTCATCCCGAAGCTCTCCGAATCATCGAGAAATACAAAGGTGAAAAGAAGCTGCTTCGTTTCTCGGAGCATTTCAGGAACGTTGATGTTGCAACGGTCATGATTAATAAGAAACTCGCAAAGGTGCGCCCAGGGCTTACTACGTACTACGCTCGCCATACGTGGGCATCCATTGCCTTCAACATTGGTATACAAAAGGACGTGGTGTCGCTTGCGCTGGGTCACTCGTTCGGTGTCCGGGTAACTGATACCTACATCAATGCAGACCTATCGAGAGTAGATGAAGCAAACCGCAGGGTTATTGATTACGTGCTATACGACAAAAAATAGCCCTTATTTCTTGCGAATTTGCCGCAGAAACGGCTCAAATTGTTTTCGGGGATAGTTTTACGTGTTTACCACGTAAGCGGCTCAGAACGCAAATTTCGGGGTAAATCGGGAAAAGAGCATAAAAATACCCCAGCGGTGAAAAAGTCGAGCCGCTGGGGTAATAAGTGGAGACCACTGACCACTTTAAACATTCAGTGATGCAAAGGTACGCTTTTCCTTTGAAACCACCAAATTATTTGCCAAAAAATTTCTTTCTCAACAAATCATTGATAAATCGTGACTTGTTGGGCAATGCGTTGAGGAAAGGCAGCAGGTCGTTGTCTATCTGTATGCCAACCAGCTTGACCGTTGCGCCTGCACCCTTCTTCGTTCTCTTGATGTTTCTTCTATTCTTCTCCATATCCGTGATTCTTTACTGGTTCTCCATTTACTCGCAAAAGGTTGCACTGATAGATGCTACACCTCTTCGGGTTCTTTCGTGGCGTGCCATCCTTCTTGCAGGTCATACCGCGATATACCAGGCAAGGCAAGGAGTTGTATTCGTGGGTTCTCTTCGAAATCTCCCAGCTTTCAACCCTTATCGTGTCGCAATGGTCGCTGATATAATCTCCTACCAAAACTGAGCTGTGCTCAGTAGCAAATGCTCTTGCCAGTATTCTTCTTTCGTTCTCAGCCTTCACGTTGATTTCGTGCAGGGCTTCTCTGTACTCTTGTTCTGTCATTGTCTTCTGTCTTTTTTAAATTGTCTATCTAACTTCGTTTTCATTCGGTTCATCTTGTGCTCAAGCTTGCCAATCTGCTTGTAGCTTAGCCACTCCGGCTTGATATTCAACTCCAGCCAGTACTGGCGCATTTCCTTGCAATGCCGGGCGATGCTCGGAAAATAGAGGTGTCGCTCGTATGGGTTGTGAAGGAAGTACTTGCAATCGGATAATAGACGACCAAGCATCATGTATTTATGCTTTTGTCCTTCTCCAAGACTGACAAGCCTTCCGTTGTCCCCGATCCACAGCATTGCGCCCTCTCCCTTCCAATTAAAGTCGAAAGCCTTGCTTACCGGATAATAATAGCCATCGAGCACCGTGCCTTCCTTGAGGTCTCGCCCAATCTCTCGCAGGCAGGTTCTTCCCCAGCTGGTCGTTACCTCGACCACTGCTTGTGCTGGTATCTTGTCGTATTCCTTCATATCTTGCCAAATTTAAAATTCTCGTTCCGTGATGTAATACTTGTATGTCACTCCACCCATTTTAACCTTGAAGTGCCGGTCTCCTTCTTCCATCATTTCTGCAAATGGGTTGTTCCTGAAGGTTTCCTTAATTCGAGAAAACCTTTCCTCCATTATTTCCTTGGTTCTGTAGTCTTCGATGTGACTATCAACTTGCCCAAGGTTATTTTTGCCGTTCAAAATGTATTGTTTCATATCTTGATATATTGTGCAGGGCTTGCGCCCTGCTGGTTAATACTTTTCTATCCAATACTCTGTTGTACGATTCAATCCTAAGCATGCAAATTCAGTCTTGAAATAACCTTGACGTACCCAGTGTGGATAAAAATTATAGGCTTTTTTATATTCCCTAAACAAGCCGTTCAAGAATTGCTCTGCTTTGTCCTTGCGTGTAAAGTTTGCCAACTCCTCGATTTCCTCGCCTTCTATCTGGCTCTTGATGTAATATTTTGCTCTTGCCATGCTTTTATCTCCTATCTTTAATCGTAAAGCTCTTTTAATCCGTCTCGCTCGTTAAGTTGGGCTGCAAGCTTATCGGCTTCTTTTATTTCTGAAAATCCGAACCACTAGTTTGAGTGCTCAACAACCTTGTCTCTTCCGTTGATTTCGGGTTTTACGAGTGCTACGGTGTGACTTCCGTAGTACTCGATTACTCTCCATACTTTCCAGTCGCTCATTTCTCTGTCCTCCTATCTTTGAATTATAAATTGAATACCTGCCCAGTCTGCAATGTTGTTGCTCTGCTGCAATCTCTTATTCTCCATATCAATCAAGATTGCTTCTGTCTCGGAAATCTGTTTGCCGTTTACAAAATACTTCTTCATAGCTTCACCCTCCCTTGATTACTTAGCATACAATGTTACAACCAATCCTCTTCTGAGTGCGCAGCGGCAAGCGTCCATACCAGCCTTCAATGCTCGCTTGATGAACTTGTTGAAGAGTTCCGCTCCGATGAGTTTTAAAATTCCGCTTACTCCTACGAGTGTGTTTATCTTCTTGCCATCCTCTGTGCGTCCGAATACCTTGATGCGGAAGTTTGAGTTGATAAACTTTGTAGTGAACTCTAAAATGTTTGAATTTGACTTTTTCATTTTCTTTGGCTTAACCGTGTTGCCTAGGGCTTAGTTACTGAATGTTTTAAAGTGCTTATCTCTTAAACACGATGCAAAGATATTAATATTTTTCGGTTCCACCAAAACTTTTCCCGAAAGATATTAATATTTTAACTTTTATTGGCTGTTTATGTCGTAAGCACGGATACTTTCGGTCGTTTTCGGTACGTTTTAGGCTGTTTTCAGTACGCTTTTGGCTGTTTTCAGTACGCTTTTGGCTGTTTTCGGTACGCTTTTGGCTGTTTTCGGTACGCTTTCCACGCTCTATATAATAATAACCTGCACGCATTAGCTAGAATGAATATAATCTAACTCTCATAACCCCTACCCCTTTTCTCTCAATGAAAAGTGTTCTTTGCAAAAAAATGGGCAGAAAAACACTCTCCTGCGCTCCCTGCCCTTTTAAAGATATTATGATTGAACCTATTGAACTCTCTTCTTGATGCGCTCCTTTATCCAACAAACCGCAACGAGTGCCAGGAATAGCAATACGCAATCGCCAGCTAATAATCTTATCTTGTGCCATGTGCTCGCTGGCTTCTCCACCTCCTTGGTCTTGTATCGGTTGACGTAATACTTGACCTTTACGGTGTCGGTCACGAATTTGTAAATGTCGCCCACGATGGTGTCGGTCTTTGTTGTCGTCATCCATCTGGTGGTCGTAAGATTGTGCCACCGCTCTTTGATTACAGTGTCGCCCTTGATGTACACCAGCACGCTGTCATGTTTGATTACGCTGTCCTGCTGCCGGGTGTCCTGCCAGTGGATCTGTCGCTGGTTCACGCTGTCACGTCTTGCACTGGTGTGTGTGCTGTCGTGATAAACTGTGTTATTTGCGGCTGTTTTAGCGCAGGAACAGCCAAAAATCAAAAGTGGGGTAATTATAAGCATGGCGAGAAATAACGCCACAGAACGCAAATTTCGCCCTTTTCTTGAATTTTCCATACTTTACAAACTTTAGATTGATATGTTTATTACGCAAGCACCTTGATTTTCAAGGCTTCCTTGGCTCGCTTCAAATACTTCTCGCAGGCTGCCAGTCCATTGTAACCTCCGTTTATCTTCTTGCGGATAGCCTTCAAGTTGTCTTGGTCTGCCAACTCATTGCAGCCGAAGGTGTCGAATACCCACATCGAGGATTTCGTTGCTCCCAGAGAACGCTCCAGGAGTTCGGGACTGCCCACAACATCGAAGCCGCAATAATTAGCATACTTCCGGTAGTTGGCTCGCCCGGTAATCTGTATCAATCCTCTGCCCTTGTACTTCACGCCATCGCCCTGCTGTGTATTGCCAAGGTCTTTCCTGCCCTCGTAGGCTCTTCCGCTTGCAAGTTCCTTGGTATATCTGAGCTCACCGGATTCGTGCGCTATTTGCGCAAGATAGTGCGCCATCCTTAGTGAGGTGTTGATGTGGAAATGCTCTGCCCATCCGTTTATGATTGGAAGATAGGTGTCTGCCCTGCTGCCTGCATTCGGCATTACCTTTAGAAGTTGCGCTCTAGTTATCCTCATTGTCTCCTCCTTTCTTCCGCTCTTCTTTCATTATCTCGACAACAGCCTTCGCAATTTCATCTTTATTCTCGAGGATAACCTGCATCGTGCGGTCTTGCTTGCGTATCTCTGCCTTCTCGTATGCCTTCTCCCTGATGCTCTTGAACTCGCACAGAAGAAGATACACCGTCCAGGCGATGGCGAACATAGGGAAGGGAGAGATAACACACGTAGCCACGTCCATAAGCGAAGCAATACCGAATGTCGGGAAATACTTCTTCGCCTTGTCGCACGTCTTCTTCAATCCGGTTGAAGTTCTTGCAACATGCAGTTCCTTCGCCTTCTGTATGCCTGCTATCAGGTCAATTGTCATCGCTATCAGAATTGTAGCGAAACAGATAAAAATTACTAGGGCGCACAAATAAAGGTGGTGCACCTGAAAATCGTGAAATACTTCGCTCATATCAATTTATTTTTTTGGGTTATTCCAATTTTTCCCAGTCAATGGTCACGCCCTTCCCGATGATGTCTGCCGTCCACCTGCAGAATGCCATACCCTCGTATCCGTCAGGATCACTGGCTACGGCAATAGCATACTGTACGCAGTCGCTCTCGGTCTTGATTACCTTCGGGTAGAAGTCCGCATAAGCCATATTTGCCAAATAGAGAATATCCCCGATGGTTGCGCCCTTGGAGATTATCTCGTTGTTTGTTGCCAGCCGGATTTCGTCTACCGTCCAACGGTGGCTCGTTCCGTCTACGTTCTTCATCTGCTCGCTTGCCTTGATTGCTAGCTGCTTCGTGAAGTGGTAGCCGTGCTTGGCAACGTATGCCACGTACCCACTGGCTCCCATGAGTGCCTTTGCTGCCTTCTCGTATGGCAAGCCGTGGATGATGTCGCTCTCTTGGTGCTGGTGTCGCTCTTCCTCTCTATCAGAAGAATGGCGCAAAACGATAATTTTCTTCATTGTGCGCCCTCCTATCCTAGTTTGTCGAGTAACTGTTTAACCATGCCACGAATGCCGCTTATATCGCCCTCAAGTGCCTTGAAACGCTTTTCGGTTTCCTGCTTCTCCTTGATTGCCGGGTTCAAAGCTGCAAGAAGTTCCTCGCCTTTGGCTTTTCGCTCCTTGCTTGGCTCGTATGCCTTGATTATCTCATCGGCTTCATTTACCAATTTCCCAACTTCGGGCAAAAGGTCTGCCTTGTCGGTTGCCAGTACGGTTTCGCCTGCAAAGGTAACTCCAAGGTGTTCGGGTATGGTGTAGATGGTCTGTTTCCCCTCCACCTCGATTGTTACGTCTCTCATGGGCTGTCCGCTGCTGGAAATAGTTGCGATGCCAGTGTTGATGTGCGGTTGGTTGTCTACGACCTTGCCTTCCTTAACTTCCACCGTCTGCTTGTCTAGCAGATAGACCGGGTGATTTCTTTGTATATTCTTAAATTCCATGATACGCTCTTTTTAAATAATTCGATAAATAGACAAAAAGGGGTCTCACTGCTAGAACAGCGAGTTGCCCCTTGATAGATTTTGTTCAGACCGCCTACGCACCAGTGGTGGTCGTGGTGGTCTTCAGCTGCTGGATAATGAAACCAGTCTGCTCTCTGCGCTTGCTGTCCTCCAGCTGGATGCGAAGGTCTTGCTCCCAGTGGTTGTTGAGAACGTCAACGATGCGCTGGGTGTTGTCCTTGCCCGAGTTCTTCAAGTCACAAACGACCGTCTGGATGAGGTTGCCGAGGTTACTGAAACCTCGCTCCAGCCCAGTATTGGTGTAGCAGAACCCCTGCTGCATTGCGTTGATGATGTCCTTCTGCCCCAACTGGTTCTCGTAGCCCATACGGTTGATGTTCTGCTGCGTGGTGCAGCAACAGTCCTTCAACTGCTGGATGATGTTGAGGTTTCCGAGGTTCGCTGCGTTGATTACTCGCTCTGCGCTGAAACCAACCTTGCCGCCTACATTTTGGATTGCTGCCTGCACGCCACAGACTGCATTCTGCAGCTGGTTCATATCGCAGTTAAGGTTCTGCGCCAGCTGACCAAGAGCAACGTTGTTGCCCTTCACTGCGTCCATCAGGAGTGCCGTATTATTGCCGTCCTGCATCTGTGTGCGAAGGCTCGCAATCTGATTCTGCAATTCCGTGTCCTGCAAATTGCCGCCACGGTTATTCCAGTCTCGCATCCAAGCCATCATCATCATATAGGCAAACGGGTTATTCATCCAGTTGCCCATACCACCGTTCATTGCTGCCAGCATAGTCGCTGGATCATTGTCTCTACCTCTAGCGAGCAACGCTGCTGCTAGGTTGTCATTGCCACCGTCCCCAGTGCAATAGACTTTTTCAATTGTGTCTGCCATAAAATTTTGAGTTAATTATGTCGTGGAAGCCAAATATTGGAATCCGCTGCAAAGTTACTCTGATTTTCGGCTCGCTCCAAAAAGTTAGTGCAGGGGTATTTATCGAATTATTGTCAAAGAACGCTTTTGGTTATTTTCTTTTTATTTTTTGATTAAACACAAATCGGCTCAACGTCCTTGTTAAGAAGGGTCGCTTGTGCCGTGGCAAGTCGATAAACTCGAGACGTGCTGATATAGGTGTACGCCATCTTGCAGAGATGTCTCACTGCTGGAACGGTGCGGTTTAATACGGTCGCAATGGTCGTTATGCTGAATCCTGCGTGTATCATCTGCTCAACGACCATACATCGTGTCATTACGAGGTTTTCTGCTCTCGACTTGCCGAGAACGTCTTCTCTCGTAATGCTCAACTCTCCGTTCGGCAGTTCGATGGCGCAACACTTGATTACATTGTCTATAACTCGCCATAGTTCTTTCTCCTTGTCATTCATATATAATTTTAAAATTTTAGTAAATTTTACAGTAAATAGTTCCAGTTAAATCTATAACCAAATGATAAGCTTTTTTGGGCAAAAAAGCTCTAAGTGTGGCTGTACCATCAAAACTCTTCCATTGCAAATGAGAAGGATCTACCGTAACAGGAATGTTCTTTGTTATCATAGGTGTATATACATCTACAACAATTTGATAACTATCATATTTTGGTTCCAATTGAAAATGGACACTGTCACAATCAGATAAAACAACCACATTATACGCTAATGATAATTTAATAGAAGTACCTTTTAATGGAACGTGAAAAACATTATAATTACCTATATTATTAGCGGGTACTACATTCGAACTTAATGGGCACACGCTTACGCCTATATCGCTTTTTTTTACGAATGTATTTTCTATTTTCGTCCAAAGATGGTTTAGTCCATTTAAATCTAAAAACTTCATATTAATTAATTTTTAAAATTATTATT